CATCAAAGGTGAGGCTCAGAACGTGATATTCAACATCACGCCAGGCTCCGGCAAAACTGAGATCTTCTCCATCCACATGCCAGTGTACGGGATGTTAAAGAATCCGAAGGTTCGAAATTTGAACCTTTCGTTCTCTGACAGTCTGGTGAAGGATAACGGGATCAGGACGCGTGAGATTATCGGTTGCGATGAGTTCCAGGAGCTATGGCCTACCAAACTAGCTAAGGCGTCCGGTGGCGATATTACCGCACTGAACGATAACGATAAGGCGTGGCTGACGTTAACATCACGTGCGATCGGCGGCCAGGTAACTGGTAAGCGTGGCGGGTACATGGAAGACCCCAGCAAACCTTGGAGCTTCACCGGAATGCTGACGCTTGATGACCCTGACAAACCGAAAGACATGTATTCATCCGTCAAGCGCAAGGCGGCGCATACACTGCTAAAAAACACCGTTCGATCGCGTCGAATGACTGACAGAACTCCGTGCGTTGTTGTTCAGCAGCGGCTACACGTCAATGACTCGACGTGGTTCCTGATGAATGGCGGTATGGGCGGCATGAAGTTTGAGCAGGTAATCATTCCGGCGCTGGTAACTGAGGAATACAGAGACACGCTTCCTGACTGGTTGAAAGATGAATTTGACAGAGACGTACTATCTTCCCCGTCGGTAATGATTGACGGCGTTGAGCACTTCTCCTTCTGGCCCGCCAAGGAGAGCGCAGAAAGCCTACTGGCGTTGCGCGAAGCTGACCTGTACACCTTCGAGTCGCAGTATCAGCAGAAGCCTATCGCGCTGGGCGGTAACGCGTTTAAATCGGACTGGTTCCAGTATTACGGCGATGGCGAAAAAGCCGACATGCCAAAACCGGATCGCTTCGAATACCTTTTTACTACTGCGGATACTGCGCAGAAAGCAGAGGAAATACACGACTACAGCGTGTTTGTTCTGTGGGGTAAGTATAAGGATCGCGTATATTTCATCGACGGCATTCGCGGTAAGTGGGAAGCGCCGGACCTTGAGACTATGGCTCTTAACTTTTACGGCAACTGCTTTAAGTGGGCGAAGGAGAACAAGACGTCACTCCGCAAGGTTTACATTGAAGATAAGGCGAGCGGTACGGGCCTGATTCAGTCAATCAACAAGAAGCTACCGATTGACATCACGCCAGTACAGCGAGATACCGACAAGGTTACGCGCGCAATGGACGCAGCACCAATCATGAAAGCAGGGCGAATTGTGTTTCCTGAATCACACCCAATGCTTACTGAGATGGAGGCTGAACTGGTCGGCTTCACATTTGACGATAGCCATCCTCACGATGACATCGTGGATAACGTGGTTGATGCTGGTAACTTCGAGATGAACTTGCTTGATGATCCTGTAGCTCGAATGAAACGATTAGCGGGAATGCGCAAATAATGTATAATGGCTAGGCTAACAACCTAGCCTTTTTTATTGGGAGAAAAACAGATGAGTAAAAAAAGCGTTAAGACCGACTCTTACAACAAAACGTTTAAGGGTGAAGGTACGGCAGGCGGCGCGCTTGTATCGCTATATGATCAGATGTATGTGACTCAGTTTTACATTGATGATCCTATGGCTAAGAAAATTGTCGATGTGATTCCAGAAGAAATGGTTTTCCCTGGATTCGGCCTGGACGGCGTGAAAGATGAGAAGGCGTTCAAATCATTGTGGGATGGTATGAAGCTGAATAAGCAGATCGTTGAGGCGTTCTCATGGGAGCGGCTTTATGGTGGCTCCGCCATCGTCGCCGTCGTTCGTGACAATCGTCTACTGACATCACCGATCAAGGAAGGTGCGCAGCTTGAATCAATCCGCGTCTACGAGAAAGAGCAGATCCGCATCAAGGACCGAGAGAAGAACGCACGTAATCCTCGCTATGGTATGCCGAAGATTTACACCATTAACCCTGGTGGCAGCGTACCAGAATACGACGTCCACTATACGCGAATCTATGTTAACGGCGGAGAGCGTGTTCCTAACTCACTTCGTGCGCAGAATAACGAATGGGGTGCATCGGTACTGAGCAAGGGTTTGATTGATGCCATCCTGGACTACAACTACTGTGAAGAACTGGCGACTCAGCTATTGCGCCGCAAGCAACAAGGCGTATGGAAAGCAAAAGGCCTGGCGGATTTGTGCGACGATGACGAAGGGCGTTACGCGGCACGGCTGAGATTAGCTCAGGTTGATGACAATAGCGGAGTGGGCCGGACTATCGGCATTGATGCCACCGACGAAGAATACGACGTTCTTAACTCTGATATTGGCGGCGTTGACGCCTTCCTGGATAAGAAGATGGACCGCATCGTGAACTACTCACAGATTCATGAGATTATCCTCAAGAATAAGAACGTAGGCGGCGTGTCAGCGAGCCAGAATACAGCACTTGAGACTTTCTACAAGATGATTGACCGCAAGCGTAACGAGTATTACAGGCCACTTCTGGAGTGGCTGGTTCCTATGATTATCCAGGAAGAGGAATGGTCAATCCGCTTTGAGCCATTATCAATGCCAAGCGAGAAAGAGCAATCAGAGACGTTGAAGAATAACGTTGAGTCGCTTTCGAAGCTGTTGACTGAGCAGGTCATTGACCGTGACGAGGCGCGTGATACACTTGAGGCAATCGCAGACTTTATCAAGATTCAAGGCCCAGCGCCTGAGCTTGAAATCGAACCAACTAACCCGCAGGTGAACAACGAGGAATAATCATGAAGGTTAACGGCATTGTAAATCAATGGAGTTACCCCGAAGCAAGTGAGCGGCAGCTTAGCCGCTCATTGTCAACACTCGCTGGCGAGATGGCAAAGAAAGCCAGATCGCTTACTGGAGGAATGAGATTCGATGCTTCGGACGAAGAAATCAATGATGCAGAAAATGAGCTAGAGGAATATGCAGCCGGACTGATCGCGGCGATTATTGCTACACTTCCGGCGCTGGCCCTGACCATCTATAAGTTTAACTCAAGGCAATTCCTCAACGTGGCAAAGAAAGCTGGCGGCGGAAAGAATCATTCTGTGATCTTGCTTGGGGCGCTGGTGGCGAATGCCAATGAGTCATGGTATCGCGAGAAGTCATCGCAATGGCGCGGTTCGGCTGAGGCGAGTATTCTAAAGTTAGCGAGAGACATCATCTCTGACTGGTCGCAAAACCTACGCGTCGAAAACGTGCGCAATAAAACCAGTCAGCAGATTGATGAAGTTTTAAAGCAGCGCTACAAGGTGTATACTGGCTGGACCGTGAATCGCTCGCGTGGAATCGTGTCCACATGGAACAGCGTACTGATGCGCCAGCGCCTTGATGATGCGGGAGTAACTCACTACTTCTGGCATGGCAAACTGGATGAGCGCGAGCGATTGCAGCACGTAAAATGGGAAGGTAAACGCATTGAGATCTCAGATGACCATCCGTTCCCTGGAGAGCCTTACGGTTGCAGGTGCTGGGCCGTACCTGATTTCTCAACCAGCAAACAATCACAATTAATCACATAAGGGTAATATATGACCACTAAGCAACGATACGATAGCGTGCAACTGAAAGCACGCTTTGACTCTAACGGATTCATGCATGATGAGCCAATCATTGCACGAATCGGCATTCAGGAATATATGCGTGCCGATGGAACAATGCAGCGTGAGTTCCGACCAGCCAACGAAGTGTTCAAGGCCGAGGCGATGGAACTGTTTCGCGGTATGCCGATCGTAGAGGGACACCAGGAAGTAAGCACAAGCAACGCGCGAAAGATTGTTGTCGGCTCACTATCCGGCGCTGGTCGTCGTGATGGCATTGGCTTGAAGTGTCCGATCGTAATCCACGACAAGGAATCAATTGAATCCGCCAAGCGTGGCGACGCCGCAGAATTGTCGGTTGGTTACAAGACCAATGACATTCACCGCGAAGGGTGGGGAAACGTCAATACTGGCGAGTATATTTTCAAGGATGACGCGGAAGGGATGGAGGCGCAATTCCCTAACGG